TTTTGGGATATAGACGTAAATCAAGAATCAATAAAGACGGAACATTTCAGATGAATTGGCTCAGTCCGGAGGCATGGGCAAAAAGAGAGACTAGCTGTCGCGATGCCGCAAAAAGAGCACAAAAACGTAATGCAAAAATTATTAAAGATGAAAAATTAAAACGTGGTTGCGAAAAATGTGGATACAAGGATCATCATGCTGCCCTTGATTTTGATCATTTAGACCCTGTTACCAAATCACGCGATATCGCCAAAATGCATACAACCAATATTGAGGCATTAAAAGAAGAAATAAAAAAATGCCAAGTATTATGCGCCAATTGCCATCGCATAAAAACGTACGAGCAACGCTTAAATAAAGTTAGTTTGGCTTGTTAACGGACTTGCGCGAAAAGGGCAGCTTCATCTTGATTACTAAGAATTAGAATTAATAAAAAGCGTTTGCAGTCGTGGGACCAGAGTACTTAGCCCTTGGTTTGACAGCGGTAATTTCCGCACTTACAGGGGGGTCTTGGGTCGCCAATAAAATATTAGGCCGCACATACGAACGTATGAAACAATTGCGTGACATAATGACAGCACAAGAGAACAAAGTGACTTCTCTTGAAAATCAAGTCAATCGCATGCCGCTTGAATATGTCTTGAAAGTGGACTTCCTTAGGGAGATCCAGGAAATGCATGACAACTTTAACCAGATCAATATTAAGCTTGATAAGCTTATTGAAAAGCTTTTGACAAAATGAGCTACATCCTGGAAGTACAAGAAGACGAAAACGGAGATAGTTTTATCTTGCTGCCAGACGAAGCAATTGAAGAACTTGGCTGGGAAGAGGGTGATATTCTCGAGTGGAATTTAAAAGGAAATGGAATTGTATTGAGTAGACTGAATGACATAGCAGGTTACGAAGTGCTGGAGGATTAAATGATTCGTTATTATAATGGCGATTACGGTTTTCCCGCAGGCAATATGGCCGGGGTTGGGAGTGCAAACAACTTGGTTGCGGGCTCTCCTAGCTTTGACATCAATAGGGGCGCAGGTGCGTTAGGTGGCCGTTCTGGCGAACAGCTCAAACGTCTTTACGAAGGCGGCACGCAACAAAATCAACAGTTAAACGAAGAACTCAAGCGGCGTGGCATCATGCCTGGTGCAGGCCCTCAACTTCCACTTGCCATGGGTGGATTCCAAGGCGGTGTACCAACGGGCAATGCAGCCTTCTTCCCTGGTGGACAGCTCCCCCAAGGTTTTATTGGTAAGACAGTTGTCTGATTTATTGTTAGTATTAACAGAACAAGGGGTAAATAGTTAATGGCCGTAGACGCTAAATCACGCCTTAAAGAAATTGTCGACTCGTACCTCGATAAAGACGGCGGTGCGTCTATTGATACGGGCATCGTAGCGTCACACCTTGCACAGATGAAGCTCTTTGGCATCCGCCAAGGTGTTGAATTTTTTCCTGCACAAGACAACTTCGGTAATCAGCGCAAAGACTTTATTGATCGCGTAGTCAAATACAATCAGATCGACACACGCCTGGATTCAATCTGGGACTATTTCATGTGTGATGGCCAGGGTATCTTTTACATCCGGCCCACACAAAACAACTATCGCCTTTATTATTTCAGGCGTCACGAATATCGTTCTTTCTACAACATCGACGGCGAGCTTGACGAAGTTGTAATCATCTATAGCTACAAGGTCCGTCAGGGTCTTGGCTTCCAGCAGGACATTGCAAGCGACAAGCTTACAGGCCCTGCTTACATGGGACAAGGCGGAGCAAAACGCTACATCCGCCTTTCAATCAAACGGCGAACAATTGAGGAGACTCATTCGGAAGGCGAACTTTCTTTCGATACTGTTTACCAAGCAAATCCAGGTAAAACTAAAACGTTCAAGAATACGCTTGGATTCATTCCCTGCGTTGAGATCTTCAATAATCCCAAAGGCTTCTCAACTGAAGGTGTTGGTGAGTTTGAAGCGCTAGCCAACCACATCTGCACGCATGATGAAATGGTCCGCACCATGCGGAAGAACGTGCAGTTCTTTGGTAACCCAACCCTTCTTTCGTCTCGTCCCAAGACCGACCTGATGGAGGCCGGCGGTGATGTAGCTGTACAGCGTCCGTCTATTGCTGCTAACTCAGGCTTTACTGGCATGGGTGCATTGAGCCAATCAAGGTTCAAAGCAGACCCAATCTCCCGTGGTGTTGACGGTCAGATCCGCGTACCAAGGGTGATCGCAAACCTGGAACCTAACGACCGTGTTGGTTACATTGTTCCAGATGCCATCACTGGTGACCAGAATTCCTTCGCACGTCAGTACCGAGAAGAAATCCGCACAGCTTTAGGCGGTGTGGATGAACTTTCCATTTCTGCAGGCGTGACAGCTACGGAGTACAAGTCTCTGTTTGGACGTGTTTCCGCAACATCGAAGAAAAAAGCAAACGCCATTTACACCTATGGTGTGTGTCGTTGCCTGGAACTCATTATTTACCAGGAAGAGCGCTTGTTCCGAGAGACGTTGGCGGCAGCTGCAGGACTAGAGAAACCCCTGGAACTACCAGAGACTGCATCTGACGCAGACATTGCCGCATACAACGATGCAATGCGTGCGTTTGAAGAGCAGGTCAAGCAATTGATGATGGCCTGCTTGAAGACTCAGCAGATTCCACCCGGTGTACTTGGGTTGATTCCAGACGGTGATGTCACGATGCAGTGGCGTTGGCTGGGACCTGTATACGAAGATTCTACGCAAGATGTACTGAACAACTCCATTGTTGTTCGCAACCTGCAAGAATTAGGTGTTGATAGCATTGAAGCACTGAAGTACCTCTTCCCGTCTAAGACGGATGAAGAAAGGGCCGGGATGCTATCAGGTTTCCCGTTCAGGATGGTGAATGAATTGCAGGGTGCTTACTCTCAATTTGCTCGCCTGGTGGGTGGAATGATGCAGACCCCCCATCCGCAATCACCGGACTTACCGATGGCTGCAGATCCGCGATTGGATTTAACCCCATATCTGTATCGCACTTTAGAAGCTCTACAAAAGGAGATGAGTTATGCAGGACGCTACCGTCCAATCGATCCCACAGACGAGCCAAGCACCAGCGGCCGTCGCTCCGAGCAGTTACGTGATGGCAGCTCCGGCTCCTCAGGCAACTCCGGCCAGCTACCAGGCGGCTCCAGTGGCTTATCAGGTGGGTACCAGCTACCCCCAAGCGGTACCTCAGGCGATCCCCAGCTACCAATCAGCCCCTACTCAGTACGCCCCCCAATCCCAACCGGCGGACCAGGCGGGGAATCCTTGGGAATCGGCGTTCAACAAGGTGGTGAACCTGCTGAGCGCTCCAGTTCAATCCCCGTTCCAGGGAGCACCCTCGCAGGCTCCGACAGCGTATACCCCAGCCAACTACGGCCTGGCCAGCAGCCCCAATACGCAACAATCGGTTCCGCAGACTTGGTCTCCCAACCAGGAATACTCGCCCAACTATTCCCAAACCTCCTCCAGTCCGTCCTTGGCGGAGATCGCGGATTACCTGGATCTGAGCCAGGAAAGCCGGATGGTAATCGACGCGTACGGGGTGGAAGCTCCGGCTCTGCTGAACAACTACGCCCTGAATCTGGAAGGGATGCTGGACAGCGCCGTCGCGTGGGGAAACCGCGCCGCTGATGCACTGACCGGTTACGCCAACTTTGCGGTCAATGAGCACCAGGAGAACCTGGCGTACAACGAGATTCTGACCAACCCCGATGTGCTCAGCGATTACACGCTGAAGTTCTTTGGTCCTGAAGGTCCGTATCCTGTGTACGAAAACGAAGCTCAATTAGAGACTCGTGGTTATCCGACTCAGGCCCTGGAACAGCCCCAACTTGGTCAGTTCCCTGCACCTCCCGCCGCTGCTGCTCCCCAAGCTCCTGAAAACTTCTGGGGTTCTTTCGGTGAGCAAATGGCCCGTGATCCCCAGAACGCTTGGCGTCTCCTGAACCAAGCCCAGCCTCAAGTTGTTGCAAACAAACTGTTTGTGATGGAGTAAGGCGATGCGTAATCGCTTAAAAGTAGGCGTACCTCTTGCCGCTGGTTTGGCTGCGGGTGGGTACGCCCTTTCTCAAGGTGAAGATCCAGGTTCAGCAATTCTCGCTGGAACTACAGGTGCCCTTGGCGCTGGGGGTGGTTTACTGGGCGCTCGTCAGTTGGCTGGCAAGTATGCCGATGTTGTTCCGTCTTTACTCAACAAAGGTATTGATAAAGGACTTGGCAAATCTGGACGCTCTATTCGTCAACGTGTAGAACAACAGATTGTAAATAGCCCAGAATACTTAAGCCGTGGACAAGCGGCCACTTTATATTCGCCTGAAACTGTTGGTAATGTTGTAAGAACAGGCCTTTTGAATTTACCGGCTTCTTTGCAAGCTGCATCAAAACCTGTTTTTGGCGCACTTGCAGCTCCTGCCGCCGCTGGTGCGGCTGGGCTAGGCGGCATTGCCCTTGGCACTATCCCCGAATCTATGGGTGTACCTGGTTTCCAGCAAGGTGGGCCAGTTGATCCTGAGTCCTATGGCTCTAGTAATTCCGCTGGGGCGCGGGCCAAAACGTCCACACTGCAGTACATGTGATTTTTTTAAATTACCAACTGCTAAAATTTGTGTTAGATAAGACACACTGATGTCTGAATCTTTTACCCGATAAAACACTTCCTGCGATATTGGAGGATAAAACAAAGTGTTTCTTGATACCGACTTTCCAAAGATCCTTGGTGCGGAACTTTACCGTCCCCACCCTGCCTACATTGCCGAGATGGCAGTGGAGCCTGTGGTTGTCCACGACTTCACCCGCCAACCCGGTCAAACCGTTCAGTTAGACCGCTATAAGTTCTGGGGTACCCCTGGTACTAAGGACAGCCGTGAGCGTATTGCCGACCAAACGATCGGTACCGCTAACAGCCGTAACATCACCAAGGAGAAAGTCCTGGTGGTGCTTAAGGAATACACCGGTCCTGCAGACCCGGGTGATCCTACCCAGCCTTCGACCTTCAAGATTGCCCGTGAGACCCTGGTCACTGCTCAGCGCCTGCTGCTGGACACTGGCAACCTCAACATGTTCCACCAGTCCATCGGTAGCCTGACGCTGCTGGATGACTACCGTCGTTGGCGCGACCGCGTGTTCATTGATGAACTTGCCAAAGCCGAAGCCAATGGTGCCGCTTCTACGACCCAAGGTGGTTACTACTTCGCTGGTGGCAAGGTCAAGGATTCTTCTGGCCGTATTGCCTACACTTCCACCGAGTACGACAACGAAGTTCAACAGTTCCAGGTTCGTACCGACCTGCTGACCGTTGTCAAGGACCTGCGCAAGCGCAACGTTCCTACTTACGCTGATGGTCTGTATCGCTGCATCTGCGATCCTACCTTCATGATGCACCTGCGTCGTGATCCCGACTTCCGCGAGATTGCTCGTTACGCTGGTAATCCTGGCCAAGGCATGTACATGGGCAACCCCATGATGCCTAACAACGCCAGCTTCTTCCAAGGTCCCCAGGCTGGCCAAGCTTACTTCCTGGCTGGTGAACCTGTCATGCCTACCGGCGTGCAGTTTGAAGGCGTTAAGTTCTTCGAGTCGACCAACTTCCCGACCAAGAGTATCAGCACCTCCTTCGCTGGCACTGGTGGCACCTACGCTTCCAAGGAAGTGGCTCAGGGTTACTTCTTCGGTCCTCAAGCCATTGGTGTTGGTATCGGCGGCCCGAACGCTCAGGTGCTCATCAACAACAACGATGACTTCAGCCGTTTCATCATCCTTATCTGGCAACTGTACGCCGGCTTCGAAATCCTGAACAAGGACTTCGTGACCACCGCGTTCAGCTATGTGCAGGACGACGGCAACATCTGATCAATAAACAATAACTAAACCATAGGAAAAATAAAT